GCGTGATTTGCCTGCAGCCAAAACGGTTGAAGATGTCGAGGCGCTGCTGCCTTGGAATTTGCGCTTAACAGATTTAGCAGGCAATCCGGGTCAGTGATGTATTGGGGTTGGTGGAGCGCTTACAGTCCTTTCTGTTAAAGACACATACAAGACAAGCCCAAAGACCAAGTGCGCTGACGACGGGACTATCGAGTGCTAAAAATGTAGCAATATTTGGCAACAATTGCAATTGACGGATAGAAAATTCCATTGCGTGAGGATAAGTATGACCTGGGTTTTGGGCGACCAGGCGCATTTGAGCGGGGCAGTCTGAGTGGTCGCGGCGGCATAAAAGCCCATATATTGTTTCGCAAAACCTATCTTCTGGGTTTAAGTGGTCAAAGTTCCAACGCCCACAGCTATTCTTAGGATCAGCACCTTGATCACAAACAGTGGGCGTTAGCCTCGATGCCGCTTGCTTAGTATGCGGCAACACCCGTGATCGAAAAGCCAAAACTGCGGTCTTCCAAGTTGCCGCTTACATTGCCGGTGTAAGAGTAGGGGGGTGTGAGAAATTGGACAGCTAGGGAGAACAAAAAAATGGGGTTGTCATTGGGGAAAAGGGCAATAAAGGGCAAAATTACAAAACTCTGAAATCTGGACAGTTTTGGGGGGTGTATGGGGATTTTTGATGCAAAAGTGGGATTAATTGCTTTTGGAGGTGCGTGAAAGTCCGCACTTTGGGGCGCTTTGAAGCTTGCTTAAGTGACGTTTAGACATTGTTCAAGGGCCGCTGTTGCGGCCTTTGTTTTGTGCGGCTAATGCCAGGTGCTCGGCCACTATGCGGGCGGCGATTGATTGATCGCTGGCGGGGAATCCGATTAGCGGGCGGGCCGGGACGCCGGGGTGTGTGACTTTGGAAAAAAGGCCACCGCCGAACGCGAGGGCTTTTTTGTTTTTGGGCTTGATGACGTAGGGGCTCTGCTTGGGGCCGTATTTGCCGGTGCCGAAGTGGTGCCAGGGGGCTTTGTGGTCGTTGGTGCCCACGCGCAGCTGGTCACCTTGGACTTGGTATTGAAAGCGCAGCAGGTCGCCGTACTGGTACAGGATGCGGGCGGCTTTGTTGGCCATGGCCTTTTGGGCTTTGGCGATGTTGGTGATGGCGCCGCGCCGGGTGTTGCCGGGCGAGGTGAGCTGCTTGGACTCGACGGCGCGATAAAGGGTTGACTTGGCAAGCGGGACCCAGGGCGTGCCGTCGGGTGCGAGGCCTTTGGCGTGGCGGTCCTGGTTGGCGTTGAGCAGTGACTCGCCGACGCTGGCAAGAATGAGGTCGGGGCTTGCGATGGCGGCACGCATGGCGCGCAGCGCGTTGGCGTAGGGCTCGATTTTGAGGTCTATGACGTAGTGCATTACATGCCTTTACCGTGGACCAGGCGCCCGAGCCGGAGCTTGTCGAGTTCGGCCGGGGTGTCGGGTGTGAATGTGGCTACGCCTGACCAGCCGATATCGCCCCACTCAAAAACGGCGACACCCGCTTGATTTTTGCCGTCAATTGACAAGAGCTTGATGTAGCGGCGGCGCAGATGCCAGCGGCCTGCGGCGGCTTCGTCTTTAACCCAGTGCCACCAGACTTCGTCCGGCTCTGCGAGGGCGTAGGCCAGCAGGTTGAGGTCTTGGACTTTGGCGGGGCCAAGGCCTCCTTGAAAAAGCGCTTTGCTTACGACAAGCGACGTGCCCGTAATGTCCTCAAAAACTGCGCCTTGCTCTGCGGTTGCACCAAAAATTTCCAGGTGCCGGGCGATGGCTTCGGCCGGATCCAGATCGGGCGGGTTAAGGGCGGAAGCGGGTAAGCGCTTGGGCGTGGGCAGCGGCGGGCGCGGGGCGCTGGCGGGCCAGGTGCCTTGGCGCTCGCGCAGCACTGCATCGTAGCCTTGCAGCGGTGGCACCGTGTGTGGCTCCAGGGCGGTTTTGCCGGGGTTGTATGCGAAGCCTGGGTCGACGCCTTTGGGCGTGCGCACGGTGCGCGGTGTGGCGCTGTTTTTGCCGACGGTGACCTCTTCGTACTCGATGGGCGGCGCGGTGTCTGGGCCGGTGCGGCCACGGGCTTGCCAGTCGGCCTCGGCCTCGCCGCGTGAGAGGCTGTCTACCCGGCATTTGCAGCCCCAGCCGTTTTGCGGCATGTGGGTGTTCCACCATGGGTCGGTGATCGGGAGTACTTTCCCATCCCAGGCTTTGTGGTCTAGGCGTGGGTGTTCCATGCTGGTGTGTCGGTAGCGCAGGAAAGGGCGAAGGTCGCGCAGCGCCCACATTTGCTGCCAGCGGCCAGCGTTGTAGGCCTGTGTCATGTTGGTGTCGTAGATGACGCGGGAACGCCAGCCGGGCGTGCCGTTGTGCGCCCACTTGTGGCGGGCGACGATGGTGTTGAAATCGTCTTTGAAGGCAGCGTAGCCCGTACCCTTGTTCTGGGCGTCTTTAAGTGCAGTGTAGAAGTCGGACAGGAGCGCGTCGGACTGCGCACCGGCTACGACAAAGCTCAGGCTGTGCTGCTGCTGCCAGATGTCGGTCCAGCCTGCGGTGGGGAGGCTGATTTTGTTTTTGAAGAAGTTGATTGCTTCGGCGAACGGGAGCTGTGCGGGGCTGGCTGGCATGGCTAATCCAGAGTGATGTGGATGCAGGCGGCATCGCCTTTTTTATGCCCGTAGCAATCTATCCATGCCGGGGTGCGGGTTGGTTCAGAGCCGCGCTCAAAAGCGGTGATGGTGCCGCTTATGCGGCGGGCTTTTCCGTAGCCGTGTGACAGCGTTACCTTGCGGCCTACTGCGCAGGTGCGCTCGTTCCATCGCGGGCCGTATAGGCGGTATTCGATGGTCTTTTGGCCGCTGGAAAAGGCCTCGAAATAGGCCGTTTTAAGCGGTACGAAAAGCGGCTTTGCTGCTGCCATGTTTTGGGTTTGGGGTGGCATTGGCTAATTGGAAAAAGCGGAGGTTTGCCCGGCGCGTTCGGCTTCGGCCAATGCGATCTGTGCGGGGCTGGCTGGCATAGTTATGCGTTATCAGGGACCTCGTCCCACGTGCGGCCATCAAGAATTCGGCCTGCGGCTTTTTTGCCAATGCGTGAAAACTGCATGCAGTCACCCGAGAGTAGTTGACCCGGTTCGGTCGCATCTGCACGAAGGTATGCCTGTTCCTGCTCTGGATCAGCGCCGGTGGTTGCATGATCGCGTGGTTGCCACTCACCCCATTGCTTGAAAAAGAACTGCACTCCAGCCGCCTCGCACTGGCTGCGCAGACTGCGAGCCCAATCAGGATGCATAGGCCGTGCACCGGGGCCGCTTTCGCCGCCTAGGATTACCCAGCAAATTGGCTTGCCGTTTCCTGTGCCTCGGCAGTGCGGGCAGCGGCGGTGAGGTGCATAGTCAGGCCGACCTCGGCTGAGATGCGTTGGGTCATCGCAGCGATCGTTATTGCAGCAGTGGTCGCAAGTGGCATAACCGCCGCTGTTGGTCCAAGTGCGAGTAGGTAGTCGAAGGTTCACCGGCCCCAACAGCGGCTCCATACTCAAAAACCGCTTGGCCGCAGGCACGGCCAAAAGCTTTGGAATGTCGCGGTCGGCTTCGGCCTGGTTAATAATGGTTGCCCCAATCCATACGTTCTCAAGAATTGGCCCCGATTTAAGTGGGTTGTTAGACCATCCACAAACACTATTGCCGAGGACTTTTCGGCATGCCTCGTTAAGCATTTCGTGAGCGTTGCCGATCCGCTTTGTGAGCAGGAGCCAGTCCAAGTGCGGCGTTTGCTTGATTAGCAATATCAGGTCTGCGCGCCACTGCGGATCAACTTCATTATCAAAGACGTCCGCCAGACTCGCGCAAAACACCCGCTGGCGGCGCCCGTGTTGGGCAAAAAAGGCTTCGTGGTTTTTGTTCCAGGCCAAGGGCTTGCGCCAGTTGGCCGCCGTGGTGCGCCGACGTGGTGCGCCCGGCCCCCAATTGATGGCCGTGCCCCCGGCAAAGCGGGCGTTATGCGTTTCAGCGTAGCAGTGGTCGCAGCCTGGTCCGACTTTTTGACAACCTTCCCACGGATTAAAGGTGTGGTCTGTCCACTCGATTGCGCTGTTTTTCATAGTTCGCTTTTTGGTGGTTGATCACTTGGAGCCGCCGTGATCGGGTGGCGGTTGGGGCAGTGGATGTGCGAGCACTCCCAGACGTCATTGCTGCCTG